CTTGAAAAATAACCTAATTGAGAACATGTTTCTGATTGTTTAAGATTAAAAAGTTGATCTCTTGCAAATACTTGAAGCATTTTTGCTTTAATTTGAGGATTGATATCAATGTTAACTTTTTGCCACATTGATTTTGTTTTTTTTATTAGTCTAGAATTTCTATCTTTTTGTATAAGCATGTAAAGTATATAAGATAATCTTACGGTGAATAATACCGCAAACATTGCGCCATCCACAAAGTGTATTATTAGGTGGGTTGCCTGGAATTGTTTTATTTCTTTGACAAATAAGCTGAAGAAATTATTAAATTTGAATGGCTAGAAATCAATATTTTAATCAATTAGTTTCTCCAGTATCATCTTGGCATAGAGAGCAGCATGACGGAATTGCTTATTTAGACGCTGATTTTATTAGTATTTGTCCAGCCTGTGCTAAACCATTATTTATCGCTGATCTTATTTACAACAAAGACAGCCAATTTAAGCCTAAATCAGAATGGTTAAATAGACCTTATCAACACATTGCTCAAAGTTGCCAAATACCTTTTTATACAATTTATTACACAGTAAATGAGATCTCTGGCCAGGAGCGACCAATTACAGAATTTAATATAGTTAGAAATTATCCAAGTTTCGCTGATAAAAAAACATTAACACCAGATCAATTCTTAGAATATTTAGAGTGGAAAGTTCAACAACATATTCCTAATTGCAAAGCTAAGAATTATTTACTTCAAAGAGTTACAGCAGCAACAGAAACAAATAACCACTTCAAACGATTGGAAAATTATGTCAAACTTTTATCTTAGTGATCCAGAAATAAATAAAAACAATGAGCTATCTCATGAGCAGTATAGAATTTATAGTTATTGCTGTTCACAATTTAATGTAAAGACAATGAAATCTTTTATTAGATTGGTTAATATTGCTGGACAGTTTGGAACAACGCTTGAGAAGGTCCAGGAGACTATGGTCGAACTTAATAAAATTAAAGTTAATGATTTAAGGTTAATTTCTATTGATGATAATGGTAAATACATATCATTTGATATGCCAGCTCATAAAGCTTTTATTACTACACTTGGATTTAAAAAATTTGGCGGCTCTCAAGGTTGGAGAACTGTTACTGGTCATTTAAATTCTATTAATACAGCATCACATAAAACATATTTATTTCCTCAACTAGATCAGTACCAATTAGTTGAAAAACTTGAAGGTTTGCCAAGTGATCAATTCGATAAAATTACTGCTGATCAATTAAAATATGGGTGGGTGCTTACAAGTGTCAAAAAACTTAGAAACAATAATTAAAGCTCAAATAGAGTTAGAAAATTCAATTATTAATATCCTGGAAGATGCTGCAAGGTGTGAGAGATTTATCTCAGCTCCAAATAATAAAAACTGTCCGAGTATGTATAAGATTTTAGAAACATATTATGACAAAAAGGATTGGGGTTATCATGCTACAAATAAAATGGTGTTAAGAGCAACGCCTAAACAGATGACAAACTATAGTTATGCTATTGATTTGTTGCTAGACATTAAAGAGGACATATCAGATGATCCTAAGTTCGCCAGGCAGCTGCTGTGGATGAAAGCTAATAGATATTCTATGTCATATCTTGGAAAATGGTTTGGTGTTAATAGAATAAAATTAAAACATATCTATCGGACTATCTTAGCCAAGTTAGCAACTAAAGTTCGTAAGAATTATAAATTTGACAAGTTAAACAATTTTATTTAAATATTTACATAGTCTCAAAATAAATTTAAAAATATCCATACATCATAAATAAAGTTATTATCCCAGATCTAGACAAATAAGAAAACAACAGTAGAATAAATATATCCTGTTGGAAATTCCACACTTGCTAGAGCTGCTTTAATTTCTTTATTGTTATTTCTTTTACAACAGCTTCAGCCAACTCATGAGATTAAAACTGCAATGTCAAAGCAAGACAAGACAATCTAATTATACTGTCCAATGTAGAGGCAGAGGCATAGCTTGCAAGAATGGTAATGTAAGATGTAAGAACCATGCTGGCAGATCTACAGGACCAAGAACCACAGAAGGCAAATTAAGATCACTTGCTAATCTATTAAAATATAATGAACAAAGAATTAAAACTAACTCCAGAGATTGAGAATACTATCGTTACATTGCTAGAGAATGGAACGCCATTGACTAGAATATGTGCTAAGCCTGGATCTCCAAGTTTAACAAAAGTATATCATTGGATAAGAGAAGATAAGAATTTCGCAGAGAAGATATTGCTTGCTAGAAAATTGGCAGCTCAAACATATTTAGATAAGATGATTGAAGAGCTTGAGACAGCTGACAACAAAAATATCATGGTAGTTCGAGAGAAGGTACAGTTTTATAAGTGGATGGCATCTAAGCTAATTGGCATCTATGGTGATAAGCAAGAGATTAAGACAGATACTAACATACAGATTACATGGAACGTAGCAGAGGCAGAGGATAAGTCATTCGAGAATGAGATCAATGTTACTCCAGAGAGTTCGGTATTAACAACGAACAAATAGTTTTCCGCACGCATCATGGAGTTCAGTAATAGTTATTGCATCACATGTGCATCATGTCCGCTTATTCTTTATATATTACTTGTTCGATGGCTTGCCTATCCAGCGAGATAAGTCAAAAAACCACAGGAACTGGGAAATAAATTTTTCTGTGGGGGGTTACACCCCAATTTCGGCACGCCGACACTATTACATTAATACTCCGATCAACTATATTTAGACAGACAGACACATGACCAAATCCATTAAAGACAAATTTAAGAATGTAACAGCAATAAGCTTTACAACTTATAACAAGGATCTAGTTATAGACTTTACAGGATTTAAGGATGAAGAGGATATCCAAGAATTTGCGGACTTTGTTTTTGCTAAGATTAAAATGCGTTATGATCACTTGGAAGGACCACCAACTATTCACTAATTATGATGAACTTTATAAATGAGTTAAGATTTAAGATTGAGATCTATTGCATAGACCATCCGCTGCTAGTTACTTTTGCTGCTGGTTTTATTCTTGGTGGACTAATCTTTTTTTGAAATAGCAACAAATAGAATTAATGCAAGTTACCATTCCATATACGCCTCGTAAGCAGCAAGCTTACATACATCAAGAATTAGATAAGCATAGGTACGCTGTTCTTTTGTGTCACAGACGCTTCGGAAAAACCGTCATGGCTATTAATCATATTATTAAAAGTGCTATGACAAATAAAAATCATGCGCCAAGATACGCATACATAGCTCCAACATACTCTCAAGCTAAAAAAATCGCATGGGATTATTTAAAATTTTATACTGAAAAAATTCCTGGAACGAAATGGAATGAAAGTGAATTAAGAGCAGATCTTGTAAATGGTTCAAGGATTAGTTTATTATCAAGTGAGAATTTTGATAGCATAAGAGGAATTTATTTAGACTTAGTTGTCTGTGATGAGGCTGCTCAAATTAAGCCTGGTCTAATTGATGAGGTCTTAATTCCTGCTTTATCTGACAGAAAAGGTAAAATGATTCTGGTTGGAACTCCGAATGGTATGAATAATCTGTTTTATGATTATTACCAAAAGGCTCAAGCAGATCCTAAATGGTTTTTATATAGAGCTAAAGCTTCTGAAACAGGAATTGTTGACCAGGAGGAATTAGATGCAGCATTGGCTGTAATGGGGAAAAGTAAGTACCAGCAAGAATTTGAGTGTTCATTTATAGGAAATATAGAAGGTTCTATCTATGGAGAAATTATGTCAACTTTGGATGACAAAAAGCAGATTACTAGAGTACCAATAGATCCATCGTATCCTGTAAACACAGCATGGGATTTAGGCTATGGAGATAGTACCTCTATAATTTTTTTTCAAAATTTAGGTCATGCAATTCACATTGTTGATTTTTACGAAAATCGTAATGAAGCATTTCCTTTTTACTTTCAGATCTTAAAACAAAAAGATTATGTTTATGGAGATCATTATGCGCCTCATGATTTAGAGGTAACTGAATTTAGTACAGGCAAATCTCGTAGAGAAGTTGCTTATCAAATGGGGATTAAGTTTAAAGTAGCTCCTAAACTTTTATTAGAAGATGGCATCCATGCAGTAAAAATGTTGCTACCAAGATGTTATATCGATGTAGATAACTGCAATAAATTAATCCAGGCTTTAAGGCATTACCATAGAAAGCTAGATGACAAAAATAGAATATATAAAATTAAGCCTGTTCACGATCAAAGTTCACACGCCTGTGATGCTGCTAGAACTATGGCAACAGGATTAAAAAAAGTATTTAACAATAATTCTTCTTTGCAAAAAGAAGCAATATCAACTTACAATTTAATATAAGGAAAATAATAATCATGGGATCAATCTTTAAACCAAAAATGCCAGCTCCTCCTGTATTTATACAGCCAGATCCAGAGAAAGTTCCAGAAATGGATAGTGCTGAAGATAAAGCAATATTAGCAGAAGAAATGAGAGTAGCTGAAAATAAAAGAACTGGTCGAAGATCTACAATATTAACTGGAACTGGTTTAAACGATATTGAAGATGAGAATATTGAAAAGAAAACTTTACTAGGATAATCATGGGTGGACATAGTTCAAATAGCGGTGGTGATACTGGACCAGCAAATAGATATTCAACTCCTAAAAAAAAGGTTGTAGATTTTATTAAAGGTGGTGGAGTTGTAGGTTATGCTGTGAGAGCTATTACAAAAAATATAAAAGAAACTAAAGCTAAAAAAGCTAAACAGAATGCTTTAGATTATGAAGGTGATGCTTTAGGAACTAAATCAGCTAACACTTATACTACACCAACAGATAACGACAGAGGCGGTAATGATAATGCTTTAGTTATGGATCAAGCTATTGTTTCTAAAAAATCTATTGAGCAACCAAAAGTAAAAGCTCAAATGAATAATACCAATGAAACTACAACTAAAGGACCAACATCTGTTGAAATGACAAGTGATGAAAAACTTTCAGCAGCTAAAAGAAAAGGTCGAAAAACTACAGTTTTAACTTCCATTACTGGTGTTGAAGAAAAAGCAACATTAAGTAAGAAAAAATTATTAGGATAAATTATGTCACTCTATAGAAATATTAATAAACGTAAAAAGGCTGGTACATCCAGATCTAAAAAAAATTCAACGATATCTAAAAAATCTTATTCAGCAATGAAGAAAGGATTTAAAAAGAAATCATAATGCAATCACAAGAATTAAAAGAATTAGCAAAAACGCTAAAAGATAGTCTTTCTAGGCTTCAAGAAAAAAGATCTAACTGGGAAAGCCATTGGCAAGAGGTTAGTGATTATATGTTACCTAGAAAAGCAGAGATCACAAAAGAACGAGCAAGAGGCGATAAACGAAGTACATTAATATTTGATGCAACAGCGATCCACGCTCTAGAACTTTTAGGTGCTTCTTTGCATGGTATGTTGACTTCATCTGCTAATCGATGGTTTTCTTTAAGATTTAAAGAAGCATTGCTAAATGAAAGTGATGAAGCAAAAGAATGGTTGGAAGATTCTATGGCAAAAATGTACACAGCATTTCACCGATCAAACTTTCAGCAAGAAATTTTCGAAAGCTACCATGACTTAATTGCATTCGGAACTTCTTGCCTTATGATTGAAGAAGATGATGATGATGTTGTTAGATTTTCTTCAAGACATATTAAAGAAATTTACATCCAAGAAAATTCTAAAGGTTATGTTGATACGCTGTATAGAAAATTTAAAATGCCAGCAGCAGCTGTTGTTGAAAAATTTGGATTAGAAAATGTATCGCCTGAAACACAAAAAACTTTTGAAAAAAAACCTTACGATGATATTGATATTTGTCATGTTGTAAAACCAAGATCTATTTATGATAAGCATAAAATGGATAAAGAAAACATGCCATTCCAAAGTATCTATTTTGAATTTGGACAAGGACATATTATTTCTATTGGTGGCTTTAAAGAAATGCCTTATGTTATTCCAAGATATTTAAAATCTTCTACAGAAGTATATGGAAGATCTCCTGGAATGAATGCGTTACCAGATGTTAAAGTTTTAAATAAGATGGTTGAGACTTCTTTAAAAGCAGCAGCCAAACAAATAGATCCACCATTACTTGTTCCAGATGACAGTATGTTATCCCCAATAAGAATGTCACCAGGCTCTATTAACTTTTATAGATCTGGATCAAGAGATAGAATTGAACCATTAAATATTAATGCAAATAACGCTACTACTTTGAATGTTGAAAATCAAAGAAGAGAAGCAATTAATAAAATGTTTCATGTTGAACAGTTAATGGTAACTGAAAATAGAAACATGACAGCAACTGAAGTTGTTCAGCGTAATGAAGAGAAGATGAGGATCTTAGGTCCTGTTTTATCTAGAATACAATCTGAATTACTTGAGCCTATGATTATTAGAGTATTTAATATCATGTTAAGAAATAAATTATTTCAACCAGCTCCAGGCTCTTTAACTGGTCAAGAAGTTGATATTGAATATGTATCTCCAATGGCATTGGCACAAAAAAGCCAGGAATTAAATTCTATCATGAGAGGTCTAGAAATTTTTGGAGGATTAGCTCAATCACTTCCAGTTATGGATTATATTGATGAAACTGGATTAGTTAAACAAATTGTTGATGTTTTAGGATTACCAGCAAAAATAATTAAATCTGATAGCCAAGTACAAGAAATAAGAGCTGAACGAGCAGAGCAAGAAGCCCAAATGGCAGAGCAGCAACAACAACTGGCAGCAAGTGAAATGGCTAAGAATGCAGCTCCAGCAGCAAAAGTTTTACAAGAAGGCGCAATGCAACAACCACAGCAGATGAGCGATGGATCAGCATAACAAAGAAGCAATAAAGAAAAAAAAAGAAATAATAGAAGCTTACACAATAGCTTTTGGATCAGATCATGGAAAAATTGTTTTATCTGATTTAGAAAAAAGATGTCATGAATTTATAACAACTCACCAAAAAGGTGACAGCCACGAAACTGCTTTTTTAGAAGGACAGAGATCTGTCTTAGTTTTTATTAAAGCAATACTTAAATCAAAATAACCAATAGGTAATCAATGGACAATCAGACAACTGAGCAACCAGCTCAATCTGATCAACAAAATGTTGTATCAGAACCAACTACTTTAGCTCAACCAACAACAGAGCAAGTAGCAACACAAGAAAAACCAACTGTAGATTTTCAATCTCTTATTCCAGATAACTTTAAAGATGATAAATCTTTGAGTAACTTTAATAACATGGAAGATTTACTTAAAAGCTACAAACATGCTCAATCACTTGTTGGTGCAGATAAAATAGCTATACCCAATAAACATGCAACAGATGAAGATTGGAATGAAGTATATAAAAAATTAGGAACACCAGCAACTCCAGATGATTATAAATATTCATTTAAGGATGATGCTGTAGATGCTAACTCTTTAAAATCATTTAATCAAGCTGCTCACAAATTAGGATTACTTCCTAAACAAGCGGAAGGTATTATTAATTATTATAATGAAATAAATAATACTCAATCAATAGACCAAGAGAATAATGCTGCTGAAATATCTAAAAATACTGAAGCTGAATTAAAAAAAGAATTTGGTTCTAATTATGGAAAAAGATTAGACCAGGCTAAAAGATTGGCAACATCAACTTTAGGTGAAGAATTTTTAAATAATACTTTATTAAAAGATGGATCTAGATTAGGTGACAATTTAGATATTGTTAAAGCTTTTTCAAGTTTAGCAGATAAATTATCTGAAGATGAAATCATCAAAGGTGATGCTGATTATCAAACTGTTAAAGATATAGAAAGTGAGATAAAAACTTTAACTCAAGAAGGTTCTCCTTATTGGGAAAAAGGTCATCCAAATCACAATAAGAATGTAGATGAAGTATTTAAACTTAGACAGCTATTAACAGATGGCAAATAGTCTAGAAACTTTAAATGATAAAGAGATTAGATTAGAATGTATAAGGCTGGCAGTAGAATTTGCTCCAGAAATAGTACGTCATGATCCTCTCTTTAAAGCTCAAGAATATTATAATTGGGTTTTAAATCAAAAAAATTCTAAGCGACAATCTGTAAGGACCGCTAAGATACCAGACAAACTGTAGTCTTTAAATATAGAGATAAGACCTCCAGGTTGGAGACAATCAAGTCGATTAACATTAACCAACAAACAATAAGGAGATTTGAAAATGTCAAATCAAATTACTACTGCGTTCGTTGAACAATATTCAAATAATGTTCAAATGTTATCGCAACAAAAAGGTTCTTTATTGCGTGGTGCTGTTGATGTTGAAAGTGTAGTCGGAAATACAGCCTTCTTTGAACAAGTAGGTTCTGCAACAGCTCAAAAGAGAATTAGCAGACATTCGGACACACCTCAACTTGACACTCCTCATGCAAGAAGAAGAGTATCGTTAGTGGACTATGAGTACGCTGACTTAATAGACAATCAAGACAAGGTGAGATCTTTAATCGATCCAACAAGTGCTTACGCAAATGCGGCAGCTTTCGCTTTAGGAAGAGCGATGGATGACGAAATCATTGCGGCAGCAACTGGAACGGCGTTTACAGGAACTACTGGCAGTAATTCAACTGCTTTAGGATCTGGACAAGCTATCGCTGAAAGTTCAACTGCTGGATTAACTATTGCTAAATTAAGAACTGCTAAAGAAAAGTTCGATCTAGCAAATGTAGATCCATCGATTGCAAGATATATGGTTGTAGGACCAAGACAGATTTCTGATCTGTTGGGTGATACTTCTGTAACATCAAGTGATTTTAATACTGTAAAAGCTCTAGTTCATGGTGAAGTAGATAGCTTTATGGGTTTTAAATTCATTACATCAACGAGACTATCAATAGCTTCTTCTAAAAGACTTTGCATCGCTTTCGCAAGTGATGGAATTAAACTTGCTTTAGGACAGGATATGATGACAAGAATAGACGAGAGAAATGACAAAGGTTATTCTACTCAAGTTTATGTTTGTATGAGTATCGGTTCTGCAAGACTAGAAGAAAGTAAGGTTGTTTCAATTCAAGCTCATGAAGCTTAATCAATAGGAGAATATAAATATGGCTAGTGTAAAAAGTGTAAATAACACTCTAACAACTGCTACTCCGATTGTACAATTGGATAGCGAAGTATCTGGTGGAAAATTAAGAGTTGCTAACGATAGTTACGAAGCAGCTTCTTTAGGTTCTGGATCAGATATTACGATGATGACAATACCAAAAGACGCAACGATTATAGATGTTATTCTAAAGTGTGATGCTTTAGGCGGATCTTCAACTTTAATAGTTGGTGATGCAGCAGACGATAACAGATATTTAGCTGCTGTTGGTACTTGGAATGCAGCTGGGCAAGTTCAATCAATGTTAGGTGGCTCTACAGCTGCTAATACTGCGATGACAGGTCTTGGCTTCAGAACAACTGCTGCGACAGATATAGTGATTACAACTGGTGGTGCTACTATCAGCGGATCTATTCACTTAACTGTTTATTATACGGTAGAGTAATCGAACGAATTATACCTGGCGAAGAAATTTGCCAGGTATTTCAAATGACAAAATTTATCTTAATACTTCATCTTTGTAGTTTTGCTGCTCAACCAGTTTGTTTAGATCAACATCCCATAGCAGAGTTTAAAGATCATTATTCATGCGTAAAGATGGGCTATGTAAAAGCTTATGAAAGTTTAAATAATTTAACAATAGAGGACATCAATAGAGACAGATTAGCTGTTAAAATTGAATGTAAAGAAATTAAAGGAATATAATTAATGGCAAGTGTCGTAGATATATGTAATTCAGCTCTTAACTTATTAGGAGCATCAACAATTTCAGCATTAACAGATGATAGTAAAAACGCTCGTTTATGTAACCAAAGATATGAGCCTATTAGAAATAGACTATTCAGATCTCATGCCTGGAACTGTTTGCACAAAAGAATACAACTAGCTCGAAATAGTACAGCTCCTGTAGTTGAGTATAGCTATGCCTATGCTTTACCTTCAGATTGTTTAAGAGTATTAAAAATTCACAATGGAACAACAGATAGTATTGCATCTGCTTTAGATTATAAATTAGAAGGTAGAAATATTGTAACCGATGAAGGAACTGTTTATTTAGTTTATATCGCTTTAGATACTGATCCAAATAATTATGATACTTATCTTCAAGAAAGTATTTCATCTATGTTGGCTGCTGATCTTGCTTATGCAATTACAAATAATGCAACATTAGCAAAAAATTATTTAATTAACGCAGACGAAAGATTGAGAGAAGCAAGATTTGTTGATGCTACTGAGAATGCTTTAGGCACAGTAGAAAGTTCAGAATTTACAAATGCAAGGTTATAATGCCTAGAACAACATTAGCATTAACATCTTTTGTCTCTGGAGAATTTTCTCCTAAATTAGATGGCAGAACGGATTTTGACAAGTATAGCTCTGGTGCAAAAAAAATGGAGAACTTTTTAGTTCATCCTCAAGGAGCTACAACTAGAAGAGTAGGAACTCAATTTATCTCTGCTGTCAAAACAAGTTCGCTTTCAACAAGATTAAT